CATCAGAATGAGTACCTGGCTGCAGTAGTTCTGCAGAAATTTGCCCATAGAATTAAGATAACATCAGTTTATGGGGTGGCTCTAAGAAAATCATAACTTAGAGTGCGATATACTAAAAATTCTACGTTGTAAAAAGGTATTTATATTGCATTAGTCGATGTAAGTGCTTTGTAGAAGTATATTTCGGTTAGAGATAATACATAAACTCTAATAAAGTGGCTTTAAATAGTTGTGCCCATTAAACAACTATATTTTAATCGGGAGATAGTGTAGAATGCACATCAGTAATCCCACGGAGGACGAGAAAGTGTTGGTTTAAATCCAACTCTCCTGACCATTTGAGTAGGTCGGTAAACAACCTATTAAGTGCGATAATATATGGACGCATATATGAGTCAATGCCTACTCTCTGATTTTCTCTAACATTAGTTAGAGGGTTGGTTCATCGCCAGCTACAAAAAATCCATCACGACGTAAGTCGGGATAATTTTTAAAAGGTTTATAGCTGTACCTTACTCCATGAAACAGCTATTAATTTTAGATACTAATAGCAGGATAGCTAAGAAAACCACTTGGAAGGAAAACCAAGCAAAAACCCTTAGAGAAGATTAGTACTATTCCGCCTAAGTAAAAATGAGGGGCAAGTACGATATACTCTTTTAAATCATAATTGTATGGTTTAAATAATCCATAAAGAGCGGGAGCTACATCCGCTCTTTTGTTTTGTCATTTTAATGTTAGTTATAAATTATATTAAGTATAGAAAATTTATAGGAGGTTTGTAGCAATGTCATTAAAGACAAATACAGTAGAAGTAGATTATAGAAATAAATTAGAAAAGTCTATTCAAGAGGCTCTTATTTTTGCAAGTCAGAAGAATAATAATTTACCTAAGAAGAAAACAAAAAAGAAAAGAATGACAAGGTCACAATATAAAAAAGTACATGCTTTAGACGGAGTAGTAGATGAACTATTACAAATGAAAGAAGGAGAGAGAAAAGCACAATTAATAAGACCTATTGTACCTATTAGAGAATGGTTAAATAACGAATATTATTGTGGTTCTGAAGTTTTTAATTTATATCCTTTTTGGAAAGAACACCTGATAAGAATATATGAGTCTCCAGTTTTAATAAATGAAATAATTTTAACTGGAGGTTTAGGTACAGGAAAGACAACTTTTGCTAACGCGGTAATTCTCAGAAAAATATATGAACTCAGTTGTTATATGAATATACCAGCTTTATTTAATTTATTACCAACGTCATTAATGTTATTTGCATATTTCAACTTAAACTTAGCTCAAGCTAATTTAACTGGATATGGACAACTTAGAAATATGATAGATACCTCAAAATATTTTCAAGAGGTATTTCCTAGAAATACAAGAACAGATTCTTCAATTAATTTTACACAAGCAAATATGATGGTTAGATTTGCTTCTAATGAAGGACATATTATAGGAACTAACCTTTTTGGAAGTATACTAGATGAGGCGAACTTTTATAAAGGAGATGGACAAACTAGTACTGAAAAAGCAGGAGAAGCACAATCTCAAGCAAAGCAGATTTATACAGCAATAAGAAATAGACGGAAAATCTCGTTTTACTAGTTCTGGAGAAAATCATTCTCTATCTATATTAGTTTCTTCTACAATGTACGATTCTTCATTTACTAATGAAAGAATAAAAGAAACTGAAGGAGACCCTCATACTTATGTTATAAATGCTAGAGTATGGGATGTAAAACCAGAAGGAACATTTCCTAAGGAAAGATTTTATGTTTTTGCAGGAAATTCTGAGCTGGACCCATTTATTATAACTAATCAAAAGGAAATGCAAAACGTTTATAATTCTATGTATTTAGATTTAAAAGCTACAGGAAATATAAAGGAAGATATTGAAAAAATTCCATCTCAATTTCAAGATAGAGTTGTAGCATTACCTATAAATTATAGAAAAGATTTTGAAACTAATATCATAAAATCTTTACAAGATATTGCAGGTACTTCTGTAGCTCCAGAAGGAAGACTATTTAGTAGTAGAATCCATTATAAAAATTGTATTTATACTGAAACTAATCCAGTATTTACGAAAGATGAGATAGTTATATCTACTGCATCTGATATTTTACCTCAAGATTATATTAGACAAGATTATGTTCCTGACCAACCAGAAAAGAAAAGATATATTCATTTTGACCAATCTTTATCTGGAGATAGCTATGGAATAGCTTGTACTTATGTAGATGATGTAATTTTTGATAGTAGTGGATTACCTTTATTATTTTTAAAAGTTGAGTGGATGCTGAGAATAAATCCACCTAAGCCTCCTGCAAAAATAGATTTAGCTAAGGTAAGAACTATTATTAAATATTTTGAAGAAACTTATGGAATTACTTGGGGAATGATTTCATACGATACTTTTCAGTCAGCAGAAGCGATGCAAGAATTAGAAAAAGCTGGTTATAATGTTCAGAAACGTTCTGTTGATATAAAAGACGATGCATATTTAACTTTATGTCAATATATTTATGATGGTAGAATAGAATTTCCAAGACATCCTATATTTGAGCAAGAACTTTTCGGATTAGTACATTATAGGTCTAGACATAAAGTTGACCATTTACCAGGAAAGTCAAAAGACGTTCGGAGATGGTGTTGCTGGTTCAGTAATGAATGCTGTTGAAGACCCTAATAATTTAATAGATGCTCAAATGGAAGGAGATTTAGATTTATTATTTACTTAAGATAAGCATTTAATATATTATAATAGGTAATATAAAAGAATAGAGGTGTAAAAATGGCCAATAGATTTTTTGGAAGAAAAAATACAAAAACAAGTCAACCTTTACAAAAATTAGATGAAGGACCAGATTTTGGTTATTTATTAGAGAGTGACCAATCAGCTACTATTAATGGACATCAAGCTTATAACTTTTTACAAGGTATAAGAAATATTGACGGAAATTATGTAAATAATGATTTGTTAATGGATAAAATGTGTCAAGATTCAGTTATTTCTGCAGCACTAGATATATGGACAGAGGACGCATTACAAAAAGACCCTTTTACAGGAGAAATGTTTATAGTAGATGTAGATACGATAGAAGATGACCCTGTAGCTAAAAAATTAGCAGAAGGTTTATCAAAAAGATTAGACACATTATTAAAAAGAGATTTAAGAGCAGAGAAATATTTAGCTACTTGGTGTAAGAGAGTATTAAAATATGGAAATTGTTATATTAGATTAGATTTTGCTGATAAATTAACAGATGAAAAATTAGAACTTAAGGAATCTGTAGAAGGAAAAGAAAGATTTACAAAGATAGCAGTAAAAACTTTAGCTATGATAAATAATAATGAAGATTCAAAATTAGATTATGCATTTGATAATCCTCAAAAAATGCTTCCTAAAGGAAAACTTAATGAAGCCTATCAAGTTGATTATGAATCTATGATGAGCTCTAAAATAAATTTACCTAAGTCAGAAAAATTAACAAAAGAGATTTTAAAAGAAGAGGTACTAAATGGAAAGAAAGACGAAGAAAAAACTGTTAGAGGAAGATGGTATAGTGAAATTATAGGACATGGAACTAATATTTATGAATTATCTAGTAAACAAAAAACTGTTGCTTATATAGATAGAGATGCTCCTAATAAATTCATAAAACCAGATAATATTATAAACTTTGCTAATAATACTGGGAAACACAGAGTATCATTTGAAGTAGGAGACGTAAATGATAAAGCTAATCAGAAGGAATATTATTCTTTAGAAAGAGGAGAAGGATTTTTAGAGAATGCAATGGTTGCATGGCAAGTTCTTTCTGCTTTAGAAGATATTTTACTTCTTACAAGAATGACTCGTTCTATATTATATAGAATATTCTCAATAGAAGTAGGAAATAAAGGAAATAAAGAAACTGCACAAATATTAGATAGATTAAAAAATAGATTAAAAATGGAAGAAACTATAGATATTAGAAGTAGAATTTATAGTAGTACTTTGACTCAAGTTCCTTTAGCTGATTCAGTATTTATTCCTACACATAATGGAGTTGGAGTAACAGATGTTAAAACTGTAGGAGGAGATGTAAACCTTAAAGATGCAGTAGATTTAGATTATTTTAGAGATAAATTACATTCAGCTTTAAGAATACCTGCTCCATACTTATCTTACACAGAAAGTTTACCTGGAGGAATTGGAGATAGTTCTTTAACTAGAATGGATATAAGATACGCAAGAACTGTTGCTAGAATAAAAGCTATTTTAGCAGAAGGATTAAAAGATATATGTATTAGATACTTACAATTAACTATAGGTGAAAAAGCTTTTGAAGAATTACCTAATTTTAGAATTAAATTTGCAAGCACTAATTCAGCTGAAGATATTTCAAGAGCTAATTTACAACAAACTTTTATGGAGACTTTACAAAAATCTTTGAATGGATTAAAAGATTTAGGAATAGATATTGCTACTAATCCAGAAAGATACAAGAAAACTAGAGAGATATTAATAAATGAATATTTTGGAAATACTATCGCAGATGCTATAAAATCAGATGAGTTATTAACAGCAGTTTCTGCTCCTGATGAGTTAGCAAACGATAAAAATCCTGGCAGACCTTCTGATGATACGGGACCAGATATGGACACTGATATTGGTGGAGGACCATCAGGAATGGGACCAGAAGGACCTGAAGAAGGCGAAGAAGGTGAAGCTCCTGAAGAAGATTTAGGAGATATTGAAGTAAATCCTGAAACTGGACCAGCTCCTGATACAGAAACTACTAATGAGTTATCTTAGGAGGTAGCTTATGAACATTCCAGATTATAGTAAAACTTTATGTCCATTTTGTAGAAAAAGAGAGATTTGTAATAAACAAAGATTTAAACAAAAACAAAGAATAAATATAAAAACTTTAAAATGTGATTACTATGAATTAGATAAGGAGATGCGTGATGAAGCTAGTAGAAGAGCGAATTTTCTCTCTTTTAGACAAAACTGAAAGAGAAACACCAAAATTAGCTGGTAGAGCTGATTTTATATATCCTAAATATATAGGTTTAAGCAAAAAAGGAATTTTTCATTTTAAAACTAATTCTCAAAGTAGACCAGGATATGCATGGTATCAAACTATAGAAATTAAGAATTTAAGAACATTAGCTCAATCAGTAGACGAGGTAACACCAGAATTAATTCAGAAGTGGTTTGAAATTGCAGATGTAAATATATATTGTGGGTGTGAATCTTACTTGTATTATGCTTTTCAATTTATGGGAACTCAAAGAGATTATAATGACCCAGAACAACCAGAAAACAGAGCTCCTCAGAGAAATAACACAAAACTAGCAGGAGGTCTTTGCAAACATATAGTTTCTATAGTTGAGCA